TCATGCTGCTCATGCTGCTCATGCTGCTCATGCTGCTCATGCTGCTCATGCTGCTCATGCTGCTCATGCTCACCCCGCGATCCTTGCCAGCCCCGCCGAGCCAGCTGACATGGCCGCCCCGATGGCCTGCGCTTTGGCCTGCTCGCGCTGCGCCTCCTCGGCCAGCTGTGTCTGCTGAGCAGCCTGCGCTTCGGCGAGCCCCCGCGCTTGCGCCGCTCCGAAAAACTGCAGGGCCTGCTGCGCCTCTGCCTGCGCCTGCTGCTGCTGTGCTAGCTGCGACTCCTGCATCATGCCCCGGGCCATGGCCTCCTCCTGGGCCCGTCTAAACGCCTGCTGGGCTATCTGCTCGCTCATCTGGCGCTGGGCCCCAAACATCGCTGCCCGCTGTGCCAGTCCTCCGCCGGCGCCGGCTACGCGTGCTTGCTGCGCTGCTCCCCCGCGGGCAAGAGCCTGCCGCGCCTGGGCAGCGCTCGCCCCGCCGGCGAGGGCCGCGTAGTAGTCCTGGACGAGCTGCTGCCGCTGCCCGAGGTAGTCGCGAGCGATCCCGTGCTGGTAGGCGGCAATCCCCGGATGGGATCCCGTCCAGGCCGGTGCCGCCGGCGTTCCGAAGGTGACGTCTGTTGATGCGCCGAAGGGATCGTAGTCAAAGAGCCCCATCAGCCACCTCCCCAGGTCTCGTCCGAAAACTCACCCGTGGTTGGGTCGTAGCTCTGTGGGATATAGCCGCTTGCCTGCCCGAGCAGTGCCCCGGCCCCGCTCATGATCGCCCCTCCGAGCATTGAGCCGCGCTGTGCTGCCGCTGCCTGCTCCGCCGCCGTCAAGCCCGCCAGCGTCCCCGTGGCGCCCTGCTCGACCCCGTAGCGCTGCGCCAGGAGCCCGCCGCGGGCCAGCGCCTGCTGCTGCGCCGCTGCCAGCGCCTGCTGCCGCAGCCTCTCGGCCTGCAGCATCTCCTCAGCCCGGAGCGCGGCCGCCTGGCCTGTGCCGCCGGCGGCGATGCCGGCTCCGGCAATCTGAGCCGAGCGCATAGCGGCCGGCGAGTAGCCCCGCACCGTGGCCATCCCGCGGAGATCCTGCTGCCCGGCCCGGAGGCCGGCGGCGAGCTGTCGCTGCGCTTGCGTCCGGCCCATCTCGGCCGCGCGCGCGTAGCTCTCAGCGCCGGCGAGCAGTCCTTGGGTGCCGACGTCGCCGTAGGCCCATGCAGGAGCGAAGATGCCGCCGGCCTGCACGACGCCCGGATCTTCCCAGAGGGCCTTGTTGGGGTCCTCTCTGATTTCCTCCCAGTAGCCGTAATCGCCGCCGGTGTAGGCACCCATGCCCTCGCCCTGCGCGGCCTGGACGATGTTATACGCGCCGGCCCCGGGGTCGGTCCCTTCACCTTTTTTTTTCGCGAATGGCGCCTCGTAGTCCGGCATGGGTCAGCTCCTCTGCTGAGATGGTACCCGAAACGTACCCTTTGTGCCAATCTCCAGACTCAGCCCGGAGATCCGATAGCTCTCGCCCGTGGTAGGAATCAGGGCCGGCTCGTTGTCCTGCCAGGCGACGCTGATGGCGCTGCATTTCTGGCGCTGCACCCCGATCCGGGGCAGGTAGCGCTCCGGCAGCCCGGCAAACTCGGCGATGTCCGCCGCGGTCCAGATCTTCGTTTGGTGTGGAGTGTCCTCGAAGTCGTGGTAGGCGTCCACCTGCAGACCGTGAGCTGAGCGCCACTCGAGACGCAAGAAGGTCGACCACACCCGCTGCCAGCCGTTCATGCCGGCGCCCTGTAGCCACGCCATGCGACCGCGGCTGGTCACCCACCGATCGGTGGAGTCGTACCACGTCGAGCTGTCCTCGCGATAGACGAGCCCCTCGGCGGTCACGCAGCGGTAGATGCCGTCATGGACACAAGCGCTCGCCATGGGCGCGTAGGCTCGGCCCAGATCGTTTACGATGTCCCAAACGGTCCATTGCTTTTGATCGTAGTCGTAAACTAGGATGACCCCCTCCTCTCCGCTTAGAGCGTTGCACGTGAAACGCACTTGCTGCTGATCGGCCACCAGCACAGCGGAGGTGACGACGGGATACTGCTGCGTAAAATCTTCGACCGGCTCGCCGATAAATGCCAGCTCGAGGCCTCGGGTGAGCAGGTAGATCCCGGCCTCCGATTGGAACATCACGCCGCCCGGGTAGCTCACGACGCTCCGGGGCTCGATGCAGCCGGCATCGTCAGCCACCGGAGTGAGCGGCGAGAAACTGTTGTTCAAACCGGCGTTGTCCGGTCCGTCTCCTGCCACCACGAGCACCTCATCCGGGGTGAAGATTGCGATCTTGTCGTCAAGATCCCCAAGCCCGGTCACCTCGAGCCCGGAGGCCAAAATAAAGCCGAGCAGGTCGTCAAACTCCGGCACCACCTGGTCCTCAAGCTCAGTCGACGGGGCGAAGCTCTTCGAGGGCTGGACACGGGAGCGTCGCCAGACATCGCCGAGCCATACACGATCCTTGACCGTGGCAGCCAGACGACCACCAGCGGGGCATGCCGCCGGCAGCTCAGCTTGTCCGTCGGTGTACAGCGGCGGTCCGGTGCCGCTGAGGGTCGCGCCGTCAAACTGCTGGCCGTGGTCGAGAATCGTAATCGTGCTCACTGACAGATCGTTTGGCTCGAGCCGCACTGGCTTACTGAACCGCTTAAACACGCCGTCGTTGCCGGCGCGGTACCCAACGCAGTTGACCTCGAGCCCCTTGTAGCTCCGGCTCGTGGCGGCAGTGGTATTGATCGTGAATAGCACCGCGTTGCTCGGGTCCTCAACGGTCTGCTGGTCGAGGTTGCCCGGGATGGAGCGGTGCAGCATCCCGCGGGGGCCGTACATCTCCCAGGTGAACAGGTAGCTATACGTGCCCTCTGGTAGCTCGGTACCGTACGCTTCTGGATCAATCGTAGTCGGAGTGGACGAGACAACGATGGGCGGCTGGACGATGCCCAGCTCATGCGAGGAGCCGCCCTCGTACCACGTGTAGCAGCCGCCCCCGATGACAGCCGCCCCTTTGCTGGTGACGGTGACGCCCACCGGCTCGCTGAAGCTCATCCGCAGCTCATCGCAGGAGATGCGACGCTCAGCCCGCTCCCCGATCTGAGCGATGCGCTCGCCCATCGTGCGCCACTGCCCCGTCTCAGCCTCTATCACGTGGTTGCCAGCCCCGCGCGGCAGTGAGCCCGGGGCGACGCGGCGGGAGAACTGCCCGGCGCCGACGTCCAGCACGCCCACGAGAATCGGCACACGGCCGATCCCGCCCGGCTTCGGGTTGATCTCGTCGGCCATCACGTCGACCACGATTGTGCTGTTGAACAGCTCGTCCCCGGTGGTGCTGAGCACCGCGTAGGCTCGCCCGTTTTGGTCGAAAGGACGAGACTTTAGGGCCGTGTGCCACATAGTATAGGTCGCGTCGAGGTCCCCTCCGTCGGTTGCCCTGGCGCTACGATTACCCGTGCTGCTGGCCTCCGTCCAAAGGCACACCACCCGGCCGTTGACCTCCGCTACCCCGAGGCTGAGAGCCGGCTCGGCCAAAGCGTCTATCAGAATCGGCCCCCAAAGCACCGAGAGGGGGCCGCTACGGATAGCGAAGAGAAACAGCGCTCCGGCTCCTTCTCCTTCAGCTGCCGCCAGAAGGTAGATCACATCTTGCGTGGGCGACTCGGCGATGGCAATGCGATACCAATCGTATGTGCTATTTGTGTTCTGCACCTGGATGGCGTGGGCGCTATTGTACCGCAGGATCTTCCAGTCCTGGGATGGATCGACGACGTAGGCCAGAACGTAGTCTCCGGCCTCGGTCACATGGTCGAGACCGATCGCGTCGTACATGCGGCCCTCGTCTGCAAACGTCGCGTAGCAGTCTGTCACAGGCGTTGCCTTGCTGCCCGGTGGAGTCGTGGGCGAGGCGATGTTCCAACTGAGGCGGTTGATGTCGACTGGCCCCGACGAAATGGCTCGCTGGCCGGTGTGGTAGAACAGCATGAGCTTGTCGGCAGCGTGGGCGCAACGGGGCCCGTATGGCGGATCGGTGGTGTTGCCTTTGGCCGAGTCGTAGACCTGCACGTCCACCACCCGCTGCCCGTCTACTGTCTCAACGATCGACTCAATTGCGAATGTACTGTAGAGATTGAAGCCGACGAGCTCATACTCATCCGTGAGGGCCGCCCGCGCTGCGCCGTAGATGATATAGTCGCCGAGCTTGTCCAGATCGGCCAGCTCGTGATTCACTGAGCTGTGAAACTTTTGGGTCACCTTGCCCACAAACGGTGACACTGGCCCGCGGTCAGTCCAGCGGTCCAGTGCATCGACGTAGCCCCAGATGCGATCCGGCCCGACGATGCACAGCTCCTCTCCCGTGCTGAATATCGCCCGCGCCCCTGGTACTGCGTCCACCCCGTTGACCTGCAGATCCGTCATCGGGGTGAAGCCGTGGCGCTTCGAGAGGCGGCCGAGCTTGTCGAGGTACAGGTTGCGGGCCTCTAGCAGCCGCTGCTGCGGCACCACCACCCGCTCCTCGACGTGCTGCGCGAGCCCGCCGGAGATGGGGATGTCTACCTTTTGCTTACGCGGTGCCACCGCGATCCCTATACCTGTAGCTCAGCAGCACGTAGCCCTCCGGCCACACACCGGGGATTGTCTCGGACTCGCCGTCCAGCACGATGAGCGAAGACTGCTCGGCGAACGGGGTCTTTGAAAGCCTGAAGCGATAGACCTGACCGGGCGCCAAATCGCCCGTGGCGTGGGGGCCGGCTGTCTTGGGCTGCCCGGAGATGTAGCCGAGCTCGCGGTACTTAGTCGGGCTGTAGGCGTCGGCCTTGCGCCGCTCCTGGATACGGATCCAGCTGTAGTTGACCGGATCGGAGTCCCAGTCGTGCTCTGTCACCCAATATGCCTCCACGAGCTCGACAGGGCGAGGGCAGAGCAGCACATAGTGGTCGTGCGCCTGCTGCGGAAACGTGTCCACTTCGTGGTGGATTGTGTACAGCGCGCGGCCCTGCTGATCGATTGCGCTGCTAGCGAGCTGCGGCCCACGGTCGAGACGGCGCTGCGGCTGAGCGGTCGACGTGGCCCGAAGCGCCCGCTCTAGCTCGTCCACTCGTCGCTGCAGCTCCTGCAGTGCCGGGTCAGAGCTGTGCCGGGTGGCGCTGCTGCGTCTCATCTTACGGCCCCCAGTGGCCGTAGGGCCAGAGCCCCTGCCCGTGCGTCCACCCGTCCTTGCGCGTGTCCTGGACGATCTCAGGGTTACCGGCGTCCCGGTTGGCGGCGAGGTCCGCGATCTCGGCCTCAATCATGGCTCGCTCGCGCTCGAGCCTGCGAGGATCCTGCTCGTCCTTGTCCACGAGCCCGAGGGCCACGGTGTAGTAGGCCCATTCCTCCCACCCGTTGACGCCATCGAAGGTGTCGGCATCGCCGGCCAATGGCTGAAACTGTGGGACATAGCGGACATGCAGCGTGTAGGCCCGGCGCGGGACCGGCTTGAGCACCAGCGCGTTATTTTGGATCCGGTAATGCAGGTGTCGCAGCGACAAGACCCCGGAGAGCCAGTGCTGCGACGAAAGCCGGGCGATGTCGTTGTGTGTCCAGGCCGGCAGGTCCGCCCAGCTGTAAGTGCTGTCGTCTTGCCCGAGCACGCCGAGGAGGTGCAGCCCGAAGTCCTGCGGAAGCGCGTAGGTGTCCACATCAGCGACGGTGACGATCTCGTGCTCCTTGGCGTAGCGCTCATGCCCCCCGGCGCGCACGAGCTTGTTGTACAGCCGCCGGAGGGCACGGTTGATGCGCCGGTCCAGCTCCTCGGGCGAGATGCGATCCTGCTGCAGCTCCTCCTCATCCGCGATCTCGCGGATGGCTACGCGCATCTCCTGCAGCTGGACCGGCTGTGGCATAGCTCAGTCGTCCTCCGCCTCGTCCAGCACCTCGTCTACCAGGGCGCGAAACGAGGCAAGGTCCTGTTTCTCCTGGTACCGCTCGAACGCGGCCTCCACTGCGCTTTTGCCGGCCGGGGCCGAGTCGGGCGCAGCGGGAGCCGCTGCGTCTTTGAGCGCTGCCAGGAGCCCGTCGCTCATAGCGTCCCCGAGCAAAAGAAGTGAGCCTCGCAGGTTTTGCCGTCAGACTCGACCGCTTCGAGCGTGAGCGTCCCGTCCACCAGCGTGACCGACAGCCCGTTGTCGGCCGCGTAGCCCTCCTGCGCCGGGTTGACGAGCAAGAGATTGGCGGAGTTTCGGATCGTCGGCTGTCCCATGACGCTGACGCGCGCCCACCGGTGAGCAAAGCCGATCCCGTAGACGTTCTTGCTCACCCGGACGACGGTGATCTCGCGAGTGCTGCCGATGGACAGCTCGGGATCCGGATCCTCTGTCCCGTTGGTCACCCAGCGGATCCAGAAGTGCCCGGCCCGCTGCTGCGCCGTTTTCAGCGGGTACTTATGATACGCCTCGCTGCCTGCTTTGGACGCCATGGCCTCACCTCAGCTCGTAGTCGATGTCGACGGTCAGGTCGGTGATGACGACGCCGGCGGCTGCCTTGGTGACCTCGAGCACGAGCCACTCGCCCGCGTCGAGGGTGTCGTCATACTCGATCGTGAACGCCCGCGCTACCCTGGCCGCGAGGGTTCCTCCGCTGCCCGTCTGGGTGTCGGTCGCATCGATCGATGTGAGCCCGCCGGCCGCGCCGTTTTCCTTGTTGAGGTCGAGGACTGCGTAGTTTGCGGCGTCTTCGGCCACGTCGCCAGCCGCGGCGATGTACACGCTCTTGAGGCGGATGTCCTGCTCCGCCCTCATCAGCATGTAGTTGGTCTCGTCGCCGGCTGCGGCATCCGCGGGCAGCACCAAGCGAGCTTGACGCCGCAGCGTCAGCTCCCGGTGCTTTTCGATGCCGTCGTCCCAGATGTGGGCCTCGTGTGTCGCGACCCTGTCAGCCAGGGTCCTGAAATCAGGTACATTTGCCATGATAGCTCCTTAGTCTCCGAGGTCCAGATGGCCGTTCTTGTGCGGCTTCCAGCAGACGGGCTGGAGGAACGCGCGGAGCCGGTACTGCGACGCGTCGCTGTTCGGCGAGCGCAGCAGCTTGCGGCCGTCGTCATCGGCGAAGTGCGGGATCTGCCCGAGCCCGCACAGCTCCCAGGAGTCGCGGGTCAGACCGTAGCAAGAGCGGTAAGGCACCCACGGATCGTCCATGATCGGGACGATCTTCCCACCGCACCGGATCCCGATGGTGTCGTAGGAGATCACCACGCGGCCGGAGCTGTCCTTGATGTTGACGGTCACGTCCTTGGCCGCGTTGAGGCTCTTCTGCACCTCCGTGAACCGAACGCTGTTGAGCCAGAGCGAATCGAACATCGCCCCGTACTGGCGCGCGTTGCCGACAAACGAGATCAGCGCGGACTCGATGTCCTCCGTCCGGACTTCGCGGTAGCCGGCGAGGCGGACCTCGTGCACCGAGCGGTCGACGTTCAAAAACGGGGTCGAAAGGCCGGCGTTGGTCGGGGGGATCCACGCCTTGACGCCGTAGAGCGAGTTACCGAACTCGTCGTAACCGAAGATGTAGTCGCCGGCGGCGATGCCGGTCCCGGGGTTGATGGCCGAGGCGTCGTCCAGGGTGATGGTACCGTCGGCGTTCGAGACCTTCTCGACAAACGTCTGGCCGTTGTACGGCGAGCCCGTGAGCCCGTCGGTGGCGGCGGCTACGATGGTGGTGCCGACCTCGAACTTGACCGTGTCTCTCGGGTCGGTGAGGGTCACGACATTACCCGCGACGCCGCCGGTGGCGACCCTGGCCCGCGCTCCGCCCTGGTCGCCCCAGAGCTGGATCGAGAGCCGGAGTAGAAAGCCGTCGTTGGCCTTGTCCAGCGAGTCGTCCAGAGCCTTGACGACGGCCCCCTTCTGGTCCGCTGAGGCAAGGATGGTCTCGTGGTCGATCTCGCCGATCGAGTAGAGCCGGCCGCGGACGATGATGAATTTCAGCTTGCGCTGATAGCCCTGGTTGAGCAGAGCGCCGGCGAACGTGTTACCGCCCCCGGCGTTCGGGGCGATGTTGACGACGTTCTCCTTCGAATTTCCGGTGAAGGTGTAGCTCTTGGGCATCCACACCAAGAGCTTCGAGGGCATCTGCTCGAGATCGTGCTGCCTGCGCGCTTGCCTGATCTTCAGCGCGTTGGCGAATTTTTCCTGGTCTACAATGGCCACTTGTGCGCTCCGTGGCGCACTGGCTCAGATGGCTACTTTCCCGGAAGCTTATCGGTCTCGCCGCGGAGATAGCGGTCTAGCGCGGCTGCCTCTTCCTCGTCCGTCATCCGGCCACGTGCGCTGGCGTTGGCGGCGACGTTAGCGCCACCAAGTTTTCGCTCGCCTTTCGCGCCCGGAGCGGCGGGGGAGCTTTCCCCGGCAGAGGTTGCACCCTGGCTGCCCGAAGCGTCGGCGGGTGCGCCCGGCAAGAGCTGCTTGATACGCTCATGTCTGTGCGTGTAGCGCTCCTTTGCGAGCCGGTCAAGAGCACCTAGGAATTTTTGCACACCGGTGCGCAAAACCTTGCCGTCCTTATCGACCTCGTTTTCGGTGAACTGCCGGATCCATAACAGCTCGGTATTGCTAGGGTTTTTGGTCAGCTCGGCCTTGGCGTTTTGGAGCTCCGTCAGCATGCTCGTGATGATCGCCCGCTGGTCCTCCGGAGGCTCGGCTGCCAGGTATGGCGTCTCTTCTGGCTTGGTGGTGAGCGCCGTGAAGCACGCCCCGGCCGCCTGCTTGAGCTCGGCCTGCACAGCTGCCTGCGTTGCGGCCGCCTGGTCCGCCTCCCGGCCATGCTTCAGCTCGGCGATCTCCTTGCGCAGCTCGGCAGCCCAGGCCGGCTCGTCGGCTGCCGCTGGCGGCTTCGCCTTGGCCCGTTCAGCCGGCGTCCCTTCGCTCAGGCGCCTCTCGGCGAGGGCCGCAAACACCTTGTCCTCGTCCGCGCCGGCCGCCCTGATCATCGCATCGAAGCCGGCGATCGGGTCCTGGGCAAAGAGCTTCGTGGCCGCGGACACCTGCGCCAGCTGCTGCTCGAGCAGCTCGGCCTGGCCCTGGATCTTGCCCATCAGCTGCTCGGCTGCGGCCTCCTTCTGTCGCGCCCGGGCCATGCGCCGGCGGGCCTTGCTGAGGGTTGGGGCGGGCTCGTCCGTCGGCTGGGGCTCTTCGTCGGGCTTGCTCTCGTTCGCTGAGGCCGGGTGGGGCTCTTCGTCGGCTGCGGGTGCGGGTGGCGCATCCCCTTTGGCCTCGGCGATCATCTCGCGGTGGTGCTGCTTGACCACGCCGGCGAGGTCTTTGTTGAGCTGGTCGAGCTCGGCCGCATCGTCCGGCGGCTGGTCGCTTACGGTCTGGGTAACCGGCTCGGACTGCGCCGGGTCAGGTGGTGCGCCGGCCGGGGGGTCGGCTACGGTCACGTCTACCGTGGTGCTCGCTGTCGTCATGTCGGGAGTCCTCCTGTTAGCCCGGGTGGCATCGCGCCTCCCGGTGGCATCATGGGCCCAGCGGAACCGGCCAGCGGTAGTGGGCCGCCTGCGCCGGGCATCGGACCTGCGCCGGGCGGGAGCAGCTCGGCACCAGGAGGCAGCGGCGGCTCTCCCGGTGGGGCTGCGGCGGGCTCGGGCTCCTGGCTCTTGACGCCGAGGTTCGGCGACGTCGAGTGCTCGAACCACTTGCGGAGCTTGGCCAGGTCTGCCTCGTCTGCCCCCTGAAGCACGCCGAGGCTGTGCATGCTCAGGCAGATCTGGCGGCCCAGCTCGAGAGGCTGAAACGTATCTGGTGGGACATAATCGCCGCCTTCTAGCATCCGCTGAAACATGTCCTCCATGCGCTCGTAGTTCGATGTCTCGGCCTCTTTGATCGCCTTCAGGTCGGGGTCCTCTTGCATTCGGAGGGCCTGCTGTGGCGTGATGACCTGTTTCTCTGACAGCTCAACGATCCCCTCCATGCGAGCGGCTGGCTCCTTCGCGAGGGCCGACGTCGGGGCGAGCTTGATGCGCATCGAGTCGACGTCTTTGGCCAGCTCTGACCAGTCCATTTTTTCCCGCCGGCCGCGGCGCTCGTATTCAGCTTCCCGCTTGCCGCCCTTGGCCAGTCGGCTTTCGGCGCGCACCCACTCCTGGGCTACCCGGCAATGCGCAGCGCCATACATGCGATCCATGGTTACGAGCCGGCGCTTCTGGTGGGTGCGGTAGATCTGCTGTGCTCGCCCTGATGCGCTCGCCATCCCCGCTGGAATCTGGCTGGAGACTGACAGCTCGGAGATCCCTACCGCCTCGTGAGCCCAGCGCTTGTGGCGCTCCATCTGATTATAGTGCTCTGGCGGGAACACCTGCGGCGTCACAAATTCGGGCTTTTCCGTGCACTCGATGATCGCCCCGATGGTGTTGTTGATGTGGCTCTTTGTGATCGATCCAGGTCGGCAGAGCACCCTGGGCACGCTGATCCGGTGCGCGCCTTCCTGTGTCCGCCGCGCGTACTTGTTGAGCTCCTGCTGATCGGGCTCGGCCCGGGAGATGAGCGGTACTCCCCAAAATCCGATGCGCGGCAGCAGGCACCGCACAGGCACGATTGGGTAATCGTCCTGTTTCCACTGCTCCCGCTCGAGCAGGCAGCCGCTGATGACGAGGCACCTGAGCCCGTCGCCCGCTTCCGGCTTGCTCGGCAGATGGAAGCACTCATAGGTCTCGACCACGTCGCGGCGGCGAATGAACGGCGCCCATAGCGAGCCGCTGGCCCCAGTGCCGGCCGAGACAATGGCCAGGCGCTGCTCCTCGTCGTCGTACAGCTCGTACAGCAGATCCTTGTCCACGTGGCGCCGGATGTAGAGCGTCCGCGGCATGACCCCGACACAGCGGGTGTCGTCCATGATCACGTCCGGCGGGAAGAGGCGCTGAATCGCCACGTTGTCGTGCTCGGCGCACACCGAGAAAAAGCCGGTCCCGGCCAGCACCGCGTCGAGGAGCACATCGGGGCCGAGCGTCTCCATGCCCTCCGACTCGAACTTGCAGTCGCAGGCGCTGGTGAGGCGCTCAGCGTCCTTGCGCTGCCGGTAGGTGCCGCCCGCCGTGTAGAACATGGGCCGCGGCTGCGTCTGGGTGATCTCCGTCACCACCGTGTCAGCGATGCCCCCGATGACGTTGTGAGCCATCCGCTCAGTCCGCCGGCGGGGGATGTAATCCGGCAGCACGCCGCCCCCGACATCGTCGCCGTACAAGGCGTAGCGCTCGAAAATCCCATACTGGCGCTCGGCCGTCTCGTTGTCGGTGGTGACCGCCGCCGAGTGAGCCAGCTGCCACAGCTCACGATCGTCCTCTGCTAGCCACCAGCGGCCCATCTTGGTTGGGTCTGCCTCGTCCATCTTGACACCTCCGCTCAGCCTGTGTCAGGCTATGGGTGTCGATTGGACCTCCTGTATGTCTCCTCGACCCGAGCCCGGGGCCTGCACCCTCGGGCTTTTTCATTTCAGGATCGCCTCCTTCCTCCGCGGCTTCACCGGCTGCGTGCCACGCCTCTTGGCCACGCAGCTCCGGCTGCCGCACGTCTCGCCCTTCGCCGTCTCGGGGCGGACGTCGCCGCAGACGGGGCAGGCGTCGACGTCGAAGCTCTCGACCATGTGCAGAGGGTAGCGCCGGCTGCCGGCCCTGACGAGCCCATCCTTGAGCACGGCGGCGCCCAGGCGCTCCAGCGGCTTGCCGTCGGGGCCCTCGACGGGGCGACGGAAGCGGACGGCGGTAACGATCACTCGGCCTCCGTCACCTCGATGCCGCTGCGGTCCGCCTCCTGCTGCCGGCGCAGGTCAGCGCTCTGCTGCCGCAGCTCGGCGAGGGGTGGCAGGGGGCCCTCTGGCTCGTCGTCGCCTCCGAACTCGTAATCGTCGGCGTGGTGAGCCTCGGGCGTTGGGCTATCGGCGAGGGTGACCGCAGCGTCCGGCCCCAGCTCGATCTCGACGTCCCCGCGATAGCTGCGCTTGTACCGCGTCACGCCATGGGCCCGGAGGTCCTGTAGCAGGTGTCGGAAGTCGATTTCGGTCTGAGTCATGGCCTGCGGGTCTCCGTCAAGCCTGGCTTCTATCGCCTGCCCAAAATTCTTACCACCCATATTCGTCCTCCAGCTCCTCATATCGGCACTCGTCCGGGTCGCCCTCTGCTAGCCCCAGCCGCTGCGCCATCTTGTCCGCCTCGTCCAGCTCGTGCTGTGTCCAGTCTCCTGGGAGCTGCTCCGGCTCCCTGTCGGGTCTCTGTAGCACCTGTGTGTAGCCCAGCGCAAGGGCGGCGGCGTAGTCGCAGTGCCTACCGTCGCCGGTGAGGGGCAGCTCTACGACCACGCCGGACAGGGTGGTGCGCTTCACGACACGACTCAGATCGCCTAGCAGAGCGGGGCATGGGTGCAGCTCGAGTGACCGGTGATCGTGGTGTCCGCGCTCGTGCATGGCGAGGGCCGACTTGACGGCCTCGAAGCTCTGGACCTTATCAGCCATCCGCAACGCTTTACCCTCCGGCGACAACACCTCGATCAGGTACAGCCCGTGCTGCCGGGCGACCGTCCGGAGGGCGTCAGCGCCCCATGGGTCGGTATAGACGCGGTTGCAGCGGTACGGCCGGAGCAGCTCGGCGATCTCGGCGAACACAGCGTTGGGATCGAGCGGAGCGGCGGAGCTGCCCTGCCACTGCCGGCAGAGGGCGACGTCATCGCGGTAGCCGTCGATCAGCTCTCGCACCGTCAACAGCACCAGCGCCCACGCATTGCCCCTGGTGGCGGGATCGATCACGGCTACGTAGTGCTGCCGGGGGTGGGGCGGTGAGTCGTTGTGCGGGCAGGCCGGCTCGCTGTTGGACGATGGCAGGCCGGCTCGCTGCCGGGCATCGCAGTCGCACCGGGCCGCCGGCCGCGCCAGCTTCTGCAGGTAGCTGAGGGCGAAGATCTTCTGCGGCGGCGACTGCCACTGATTCGTCGCGACGAGCCAGGCGCTCTCGCCGTCATCCTTCGCCCGGATGGCCTCGTACTTGCCCGGGGGATACTGCAGCGGGTTCAGCGTGTGGCCCTCGCACCCCTCCCAGCCGATGACGACCACCGATTTCTGCCGGCTGGGGCGGCCGCCGTGCTCCTTCGCGGCCTCGTAGACGGGGCCTTCTGTGCCCCATTTGC